TGCTATAAAATTATCTGATAAGTTTGGTTTTAATCCTGCTGCTCGAACTAAAATAGAAATGCCTACAAAAAAGAAAGGAGATATATTTGATGATTTATAAAATTAAATGTATATTGCAATAAAAATAAAATGATTTATAAAGAATTAAATATAAAAGGTTATGCAGATAAATATTCTGATAATTTTAAATGGAGGGTATGTGCTTATGATGGTAAAAAAACTATTGAGATAGGCAGAGGCACATCTCCTACAATTAAGAAAGCTAAAAAAGATAGTAGTATTATTTACAATGAATTTTCTAGTAACAATACTATAGAAGTGAGGAAGCCTGCAATAAGTTTTATAATTAAATTGGATAGAACTATAGAGGATGAGATGAGGGATTTAAAAAAAATAGTATTAGAGTTAGCAGATGAAAAGCAAAAGGAATTTTTAAATAGATTTAATGTATAAAGAAATAGTAGATAAATATATTAAGGATGCTTTAAGTGGAGAGTTAGTAGTTTGCAAGTGGGTAAAGTTAGCTATTGATAGACATTTAAACGACCTAAAGAGAGAGGACATTTATTTTGATGAGGAAGCAGCAATTAAATTTTTAAAATTCTCTGCTCTATGTAAATATACTAAAGGAGAGTTAGCTAGTCAAGGTAAGAATATCGAATTAACACCACAGCAAGTTTTTAGATACTGGTGTTTAATGGGGTGGATGAATCTAAACGGTAAAAGAAGATATAGAAAAGTTTATTTTGAGGTTGCTAGAAAAAATGGAAAGAGTGAGGAGGCAGCCATTCTATGTGCTTATTTATTATTAGTAGATAAAGAATTTGGAGCAGAAATTTATACTGCTGCTACTTCATACAAACAAGCTAGATTAGTTTTTGATGCTGCTAGAGTTATGTTAAAAACATTAGGTGCAGATAGTGATAAGATAAAAGCATTAACTACTATAGGAAAATTTAATGTATCTGTAATAGATACTAATAGTAAATTAGAGCCTATTTCAGCTAATGATGATAAGCAGGATGGATTAAATCCTCATGCTGCCATAGTGGATGAGTACCATGCCCACCAAACATCTGATTTATTAGAGGTTATTCAAACAGGTATGGGATCAAGAAGCCAGCCTTTACTATTTATTATTACTACAGCAGGAGTAGAAAAACAATATCCATGTTATTCTGAGGAGAGAAAAATAGCTACAGAGGTATTATTAGGAGTTAAAATAGATGATAGTTTGTTTTGTTGCATCTATACACTCGATGAAGGGGATGATTGGAAGGATGAAACGACATGGATTAAAGCAAATCCTAACATTGGAATTACTCCTACATGGGAATACATGAGGCAACAATGTACACAAGCAATAAATCAAGGAATACATAAGGAGGTACAATTTAAAACTAAGAATTTAAACATTTGGACTAACTCTAGCATGAGTTGGATAAGTGATGAAAAATGGATGCTTTGTGATTCAGAGTTACCAGATTTGACAGGTAGGATTGCGTGGGCAGGATTAGATCTTGCATCTACGAATGACATGAATGCTTATGTTTTAATATTTCCTCCTAGTTATGAAGGAGAGCCAATATGGATTAAGCCTTATTTTTGGATTCCAAAAGCTACAATAGAGCGAAAAAGTGAAATAGGTAATTTTATGCAATGGGAAAGAGATGGATTTATTAGCTCATCTGGAATAGAGGTAGTAAATCAAAAAGAAATATTAAGGGATATTTTAGAAATTAATAATAAATATCAAGTAAAGGCGACAGCTTTTGATAGACATTTAGCCTATAGTGGAATAGTACAGGGGATGCAAGATGAGGAGGTAGAATGTTTTGAGTTTGGACAGGGGTTTGTTTCAATGTCCACACCTACAAAAGAGCTTGAGGTTTTGACATTGGTAAAAAATATAGCACATGGAGGTAACCCTGTTTTAAGATGGCAGATGGGAAATATAGAGTTAAAAATTGATGCAGCAGATAATATTAAAATAGACAAAGGAAATAGTAAAGAAAAAGTAGACGGACCAGTAGCATTGGCAATGGCTTTAGGAGTTTGGAAAGCATTTGACGAGGGGAGTGATTCTGTTTATGAGGAGAGAGGTATAATTGTTTTGTAAAATTTAAGCCTTAATATTAATTATCTTTGTTTTATTATAAATTTAAAATAAAGAGAAATGGCAGTTTTAGTAGCCTTGCGTCATGCAGATGTAACAAAATCAGATGTTACTGTATTTGATGCACCACAGGCAATATATGTAGGAACAGGAGGAGATATAGCTTTAAGATTAATAGGAGATAGTACAGTAGTAGTTTATAAAAATGTTCCTTCTGGGTCATGGCTTCCTGTATTAGCTGATAAAGTGATGAGTACTGATACTACTGCATCTGATATAGTAAGAATGGAAAACTAAGATACTATGCTTAGAATGAATAACAGAATAGCATTAGGCTCTAATTTAGGTAAGAGTATTGGTAATGGTACGAATAATAGATACTTCACTACTTTAGATGGAACAGCAGATTATTATACTATTCCAACCGTAACACTTAGTAACACATTTACATTTGAATGTGAATTTGCTTTAACTTCTTTAACTGGAGACCATGCAATTATTAGTAATTCAGCATTAAATGAATATGTAAGAATTGACGCAACTAATGGTGGCGTAGATATGCAATTAAAATCACAATTTAGGAGTAATAGCGGTAAATTTACAGCGGATGGAAAAAAACATAGGTTAAAGTTGATTAGTACAGAAATAGGGGGTAACCAACAAGTCGAAATTTATTATGATGAAGTTTTAATAGATACTTATTTATTTAATATTTTAGGTAATACGGTTTGGGATGGTATCGGAGTTAGAAGAAACGGTTTAACAAATTACTTTAGTGGCATAATATCTGACGTTAAAATAACAGACGGTACAGACCTTATAAGATATTATAAAATTGATGAAGATTTAAGTGGCACTTCTACAATAATAGATTCTGGAAGTGATGGAAGCAATGGAACGGCTGTTAGTATCACGTCTTCTGAACTGTTTACTTTAGAGGGTGCAGATTGGATTGGGGCGGAGTTGTTGATAGATGGCGATATGAGTAGCGGTACAGGATGGACTACAAAACAACTTAATTGGGTTGTTGGAAGTGGTGTTGCTACATATACACCATCAGATGGTAATAATGCTATTTTAGCACAAATTACAACAGCTATTGCAGGAGCTGTTTACATATCTAAATATACTGCTGTTAACAATAGCGGAAGTTGTCAAATATTTCACGGTGGGGGGGCTTCGGTTACAGCCACATCAGTTAGCGGAACTTATACAAATATAAAAGCAAGGGGTAGTGATTCAGTTTTATATTTCTTCTCTTTAGCAGGATTTGATGGAACAGTTGATAATATCAGTTATAAAAGAATTTTACAAGCACCTTAATTAATTATTAGTATATTTACAGAAACTAAATAAATAAACTATGAAAAAATTAATTATTATTATTGCTTTAATACCTACAATGGCTAAAGCACAATTTATTAAAGATGACAAACTAAAGCATAAATTAGTAAGTCATGCTATTGTTCAAGGTGGTGGATATGCAATGTATAAAGCTACTAATAGAGCAGGTTTATCAATAGCTACTTCAATAGCAGCTTCTTTATTAACTGGATATTTTAAGGAAAGTTACGACAAAAGTCAAGGTAGAGAGTTTAGTAAAGATGATATGGGTGCTAACATTAATGGAATTTTAGTAGGTGCTATTTGTTTAGCAGTTACAATAAATTTAAACCAAATTAAAATACATAATAGAGAACAAAAATTAAGACTATATTAAAATGCCACAAAGAATACAAAAAGCGTTTAACTTATTAAACACAATAAAACTAGAAATTATATCATTCGTAATAGCGTTATGGATTCCAATTATACCTGCATTAATGTTTATAGGTTTTTTAATATTTGCCGATACTTTGACAGGTGTATGGAAAGCCTTTAAAATAGCAGGATGGAAGAATGTTAAAAGTCGTAATTTATCAGATGGGGTTTTGCCTAAAATTACAATGTATCCTTTAATTTTATTAATTGCTAGTGGTTGTGAGGCTGCATTTACTGCAATACCTTTTATTAAAGCATCATTATTTATATTAATGTGTATTGAAATTAAAAGTTTAGGAGAGAATATTAAAGTAATTCTAAAAATAAATATCTTTAGTTTAGTTAAAACTTTTATATTGAAAGGTCGAAAGGGATTAGTTGAAGATATGTTAAAAGATGAAGAATGAAATTTAACTTTAAGTTAGAGCATTTAGTAATATTAGGACTTTTTATTTATGTAGTATTTTTATCTACATGTAACTCAAAACCTATTGATCCAAAAATTATTACTAAAGAAGTTGTAAGAGTAGATTCAATTCATACTACAGATACAATAGTAAAACATTATACAAAATATATTCCTAATGTACCTCAGTTAGTAAACATACCTAACGCTCCTTTTAACATAGATTTAACAGATACTAATGTTTTTAATGATACTTTTTACTATGGGGTTAAAGATAGTCTATTAGAAGCTACTATTTTAGTTCATGGAGAAAGTAAACCAGATAGCATAGGATTTGATTATGATTTAAAAAGTTTCACTATTAGAGATAGTATTTATATTAGAGATTCTGTTTATGTTAAAGAGCAAATATTAAAATCATACATTAATGCAGGAGCTTCTATTTATGGAGGCAATAATTTTGGTTTTATTCCTACTATATTTTATAACCATAAAACAGGCAATAATTTTGGTTTAGGCTACGATTTATTTAACAAAAATATTCACATAACATATAGCAA